CAAGAAAGAGCCTAATAAAGGCAGTAGCACTTCCTTAAAGGTAGATTTAAACCTATCCTTGTAAAAGGCATGTTCCGAACCCAGTGTAATGAAGAAGAACCTCATACCTTTGAGTTTGGTCTTTTGTCCCTTTACATCGTGAACCACGCTGTATCCTGTTTGCAGCCAAATTACAGGGTATTTCTGTTTCTTGCTTTGGAGCAGTTTCCAAAGTTCAAACAAATCAGCCTCGCCATAGTTAGCCGTGTATTCCTTGCCTTTGAAACTCACTTTAAAGGCATCCTCAAACAAGCTGTACAGCAGTAAATTGTGGTTTATCATCATAGCCCAAATTCATTTGTTATTTCCCCACCGAATTTCAGATAATTAGCATCAAACAGAGGATAGTCCTCTACATTGTCCAAAAGATACCTTATAAGCGAAACATAGCCACTTGTAGGCTTAAAACCGCGGTAGTCTATCCCTTTTCCTAAATTCCAATAAGGGTTTCCCTCCAATGTCAATCCACTTCTATCACTCCTTACTCCTCCGTATAACTGATAAATGAAATCGTTATATATCCTCGCCATTTTAGGAGAGATGCTTACCGCGGTGCCTACTTTAGTATCTATCTTCGTTTGCCCAAAAGCCGTAGTTTGGGTTACATTGTGCATATTATAGACTACATAGGCTATATACGCCAGTAGCGACTCCTTTTTGGTTTCTTGGATTAAACCTTTCCAAACCAAAGTTTCCTCCCTGCCGTTAGCCTCACTGGTGTAAGTCTTGCCGTACAGCAAGTCCTTATAATTTTGTGGCAGATTGGCGGAATCCTCCTCATATTTAGTCTTGAAATCAAGCCACATTTTGACACCAAAACTGAAAGACAAAACTTCTTCCTCTACCTTGTCAATCAATTCATCTAAATTCACCGCAGTGGTGTTTTCATCAGGATTTGGCTCATCCAAGTTGGGAATAAGCAAATCGCTTTTAAAATATGTTTTGTCTATCAGCATTTAGTATCTATTTTTCAGCTTGTTCTGTGTCTTTACCTTCTTCTACATTTGCAGGTTTTTTACCTTTACTTTCTTTGTCTGTTGGCTCAAAAAGTTCAGCTTCTAAACCAGCCTGTATTACAGTCTCATCCAAGATGTCTAAAACTGCCCCTTTCTTATGGTCGCCCCATTCTCTTAACAATTTTACTTCCATATCTGTCTATGCTTTTGTAATTGCTGTTTTGATGGTTGCTATATCATCATAGATGAATGCTTTTTCATCCAGTTTCTTCACGAATGCGTGGAATCTTGATTCTCCCAAGATTACGAATTGGTTCTTGATGAAGTCATCATTTATCCATCCGATTCTCACCGTATAAGAAAGGTAGTCAGTGATGTTGTACTTGCTAAGGTCTCCCACGAAGATTTTACCTTGTGGAATAGACTCATCAGACTTGATAACCATTCCACCGATTACCACTGTGTTGAATAGCGAAGCTGTTGGATACAATGGTCTTCCCTCGTTGTCTTTTGCTGCTACTAATTCCAAGTAGAAGTCTACTGGGTTCACAAGCACCAAGTTTGCCATATATGGAGTTTCATCTTCAAAATTGTGAGTTGTAGCGATGTCCGTTACTGCTGCATTCACTACATCCATAAAGTTAGGCTTTGTAACTTTTATTGACATAGGACCAGCTACAAACGCACGACCATATTTTGTTGCTCCTTTTGGATTTTCTCCTGCACCATCACCGAACAAGATAGCCTTGTTTTTGAATAGGTCGTGTTTCTTTTTCAAGTAGTCTTTTGCTACTCCTTCCAATCCTTTGATGTCATAAACAGACTCTTCTGTTAAGTGCATCCAAGCAGCGATTTTCTTTGGCTTCGCAAATTCTGTTGAAACCTTGAAGTCAATCTGTGGCTTTTTGTTCCCCTCTGCCACAAACTCATAGTTTCCGTCTTTCGGCACTACTTCTGTGTAGGCATACACTGGCTGAGATGTAGGCAATACAGACACGAAGTTCTCGATGTCCATTCCACGAAGATTAACATTAGAAACAGGTGCGATTTGAGTTCCTAAAATGTTAGGAGCTGTTCCCAATGTTACAGCACCAGTAGTGATTGGCGCTGCTTGTTTTAACTCAATCTCCACCACGCCTGATTTAGACTCGTAAGCCTTTTTAATCGCTTCGTGGTTCTTCTTTATTGCTTCCAAGAACACATCTTCTGTAAGACCTCCTTGTGTAGCCTTAATCTCTTCCACGATTTTAAGCACATTGTCAATAGACTCCTGTGTTTCTTTCTCTTTTTCAGAAATAGTAGTTTCAAGCCCAGTTTTTAGGGTTTCCAATTCTTCTTCTCTTTGGCTTTTTTCAAAAGCCTCTTTGTCAGCGAAATACTTTTCTTTTTCCTCATCCGACATCTTCGCAATTTCTGCTAATGTTTTCTTTTTAAATTTCATCTTGTAAATTTTTAAAGGGTTACTAAATAATTTTCAATCACACTTTTAGGAGTGGAATTATCCGAGTCCTCTTTTGCAGTAGAAGTGTCAGCGACGGGTTCTACAAATATCGTTGGAGTGGCGAAGTTGCTGCCTTTGACCACAGCACTGCCCTCTATTATCTTTTGTTCTGTTACAGCCCAGAAGTAGCCGTATTCATCCACATCTTCCTTGTTTACAATATCATTGTAATACTTATCCCAAACAGCTTTTTCCTCTGCATCCCATTCAGCCTCTGAATTTATAGCAAGTTCCAGCTGAATGTAGCGAAGCCCTGCCGAATGCTCCTTTACATAGCCTTTGGCGTATTGTCCGAACATGTAAGGATTTCTGTCCTTTTTCAGCGTAGCGTAGAATACCAAACACTCTGTTTCTCCAAGGTAGTCAAAGCCCAAGTCTTTCCAGTTGAACTTTTCTACCCTTACTTCCACTTCATCACTGATGATGTTTTCAAAGTTCATCTTGTGTTCTTTCAGCAGGTAGATATTCTTGGAGTTTTTGGCTGTTCTGTTCCAACTTCCATTGATGGAAACATCGCCGTGGGAATCATAGATATTGGTAGAGTTGATAACTGCCTTTACCCTGATAGTGTTTATCTCTTCAGGTGACACTCCTGCTGTTTTAATTGCTTCGCCCTTTTCATTCACGGCAAAAGAAAACGCAAAAGGGTCTGACAGTTTCACTGCCATTTTCTTTTGTGAAATAAGGAAGTTCTTATTCTCTTTTAAGAATTTGAACATATCCTCTTTTGTCTCAAATGTTCTGTTAGGAATCTCTTTTGCTCTTATCATCATTTCTTCACGATTTGTTTTTTCTCTAAAATCTTTTTCTTGTCTTTCAGACTCTGCACCAGTTTGGGATTGGTTTTAGGGTCTTTCAGTTTTTGCTCTATTTTCTCTGTGTTTTTGTCCATTATTCGTTATTTATAAAATCCTCAAAACCTCTTTCTTTGACAAACTGCTCAAAGTCGTTACTTACGCTTAATTCCTGCGCCTTTTCAAACGCTCCTAAAAGCGATACTAATGCTTCGGCTTTGAACTTAAAGCCCTCGTTTTTGAGTTTGGTTTTAATGGCGATTACACTCGGCAGGTGGTCGTATGTTCCTATCAGCCTTGTTCCTCGCTCCTTGAAGTATTTAGGCGACTTGTTGGTCAGTTCTTGAAGCCAGTTGTCTGTGATGGTCTTTACATTGCCTAAAATGAATTTAGCCTCGGCAAACTGCTGGTTTTCATAGGTGCTTCCACCGAAAAAATCTTTTGGAATTAGGTACCTGTTTCGGATGTTTTCCTTGGCGTTTTCCTGCATCTCTATCGTTTGCAGTTTCTTATTGTCCCTTGTGAGGTCTAACCTTTCCAGTGTTTCGTTCGTAGCGATAACATCGCCAGCCTTACCCATTCCAGCGCCATATCTTCCTCTTCCGTTGAGTTTGCTCTCTATATCGTTCTTTTGGTCGCCACTCAAAGGCGCAATGCCTGCCCCTGTTGCCTTTCGGCTGATGATAGTATTTACGGGATTAGAGGTAAGAAAGCACATCATATCCTCACTATTAAGGATAGTCTGAATAGAATAGAGGATAGAAGAAATCCTTGAAATGGGATTGAAATACATGTTCTTTGCCCCATCTCCTCTGTAATTCTTCCTTGCTATGGTATCGTAGAAAAAAGCCAACTCGTGCAGTTCTCTTGTTCTCTGCACACCATCAGCAAGTGTTTCTACCACTTTTAAAGTCTTTATTTTGTCCCTTGTAAGCGTATAAGGGTCTTTTATCTCTGGAAATTTGATATTGTTAAACTCCAAGTTGTAAAGCGAAGGACTTGCCCTTAAATTGCCATTCTTAAAGAAGTTGCCGTATTGGATAGACATTCCAGTCGTGAGCAGATTAACCACCATTTCTTTGATGAAATCGGTCTGGTTTTGAAACTCGTTCGGCTCGTTAAGGAATTTCAGATATTCGGAATTTTCTACGGCTTCGCCTTTGTCATCCACTTCTTGGATTCTTACCTGCGAAGCAAAATCTGCATATAGATTGATGCAGTCAGAGAGGAAAGTGCCGTCTATGTAGTAAGCCTTATAATCTTCCTTTGGCGAAAAATAAGTTTTCCCTATACCCAAGAACGATAACACACCCATACGCTCGGTTTCGTAGTTGTAGGAGTGTGTACCATTACTCAGCCTTGCATAGATAGGTGCAACACTGCTTCCCATAAATGCAGACTTAAAAGCCGATATTCCGTTGTCTATTCTCGTTAAAATTCCCACAGCAACATTCTTTTGACAAATATAATACATTATTCTTATTTAGACTAAATAAAAATAAGTAAATTTGTGAGGATAATAAAAAGCAAATGAAACTATACAAAGATTCCAAGGAACTGCCACTATTCAACTATGAAAGAATCACAGAAACAGGAGATTATAACTACATGATAAAAGGATATGATGGCGAGGAATTGGAAGAAGATAAAGAGCAACAGGAGATGCTGAAAAGTAAGTTTAATGACATCATCCGAGAGTATAGCATATCCATTAACGCCAAGACCAACGACCTGCTGATGCTGGGAAGTGCCGAGATTGCGAAGATTAACTTTATCAAATTCACTACACTGCTGGCAATCGTGGAGATGAAAGAAAGACAGAATGCTTTAAGGCAGGAAATGGGACTGCCTGAACATTGGGAGGATATGAAAGAAGCCCTTGCACAAATCAAAATCCGTAAGAGTGACAATCTGCAAGAGCAAAAGAAATACATAGAGGAAAGAATAGCAATGTGGCAGACCAACCTTGATAAGGCGATGCAGAACATTGAGAACAACAAGAAAGAAGCACAGGACAAAGAGCCAGCCAACATCAACGATGCTATTGTGAGTATTGAGATGATTTTAGAGCGAACGATAGACCTAAACAAGACCAGCCTATACCGATTTGGGAAGATGCAGGAAATGGCGATAAAGAAAGTAGAATTACATAACAAAAAATAAAACCTTATGAGTGATAAATTAGCCGTAATCCAAACGCAGGAGACATTAGAAGAATTAGGAAAATTGGAGACAGGAGTGACTAAATTGATTGAGTCTTTCGGCAAACTAAACACAGCCGTAGACCAAACCAACACCAAACTGAACAGAGGAACGCCAAAAGAGACCATTGAGGGAATAAAAGACTTGGACGGCTATTCCAAAGAGTATATGCGAACGCTCAAAGATATGGCGACCATAGAGCAGAAAACACAGCAGATAAGACTGACCAATGCAAGAATAACCACCGAACAGGTGCGAGCAGCAAAGGAGTTAGCAAACCAACAGAACGCCGAAGTACGAGCGAAGAAGCAAGCCTTATCATTGCAGGAGAAACAAAACAAAATCCTATCCGAAAGCCAAAGCTACTACAAGAGATTTGCAAGTGAAGTACTGGATGCCAAGAACAAAGCGAAAGACTTGGCAGCGCAAATGCAGTTATTAGAGCATGATTTTAAAGATGGTAAGATAGGGGTTTCTGCCTATGAGAAAGAACTATCCAAACTATCCAAAGAATTTACAGAGGCTAAACTCAAAGCTGTAGGATTAGACTCTGCACTGAAAAAGATAGACAAAAGCGTAGGGGACAATCAGCGAAATGTAGGAAACTACCAATCAGCACTCAACGGAATGGGTAGTGGATTCGGTGGAATGATGAGCCGTGCTGGTTCTATTGCAGGAGGTATCATTATGGCAGACGGCGCAAGAATGCTTGGAGACATTGCTACTCAATCTTATGAGACTGTTCAGAAGCTCAACGCTGTGAATTACGCAATGAAAGAAGTCTTCCAAACAGAGGAAGAGGTGGGCTACCAAAAGGAGTTCTTGTCAAGTGCCGCCGAAAAATATGGATTGGAGCTTATCAGCCTTACGGATTCCTACACCAAGTTTAGCGCAGCAGCAAAAAACACCAGTTTGGAGGGCGAAAAAGCCAAAGAAGTATTTGAAGCCTTTGCTGGTGCTGGTGCTAAACTCGGTCTTCCTGCTGAACAGATAGAGGGAGTTTATACGGCTTTGGAGCAAATGGTATCCAAAGGGAACATCCAAGCAGAGGAATTGAGAGGGCAGTTAGGGGAAAGGCTCCCTGGGGCGATGAAGATATTCGCTGATGCTATGGGCGTATCCACTTCCGAATTGGATGATATGCTGAAAAAAGGACAGGTAGTAGCAGGGGATGTATTGCCAAAGGTAGCCGAAGAGCTTAAAAAAGTCTATGGGCTTGATACTGTTGATAGAATAGACACACTCGCTGGCGCACAGAACAGGCTCAAAAACCAATGGACGGAGTTCTTGGATACTCTCGCTACTAACAAGGATTTTATCAATGCTATTTCTGATGTTTTGGAAATTGCCAAAGGTCTATTAGAGGAGTTTCTTGACTTGGCCATTACAGGAGGAGCAGATGGCGTGAGTATAATGGGCGAACTGAAAGATGTTTTTGAAGCCGTAGGAGATGTTCTTAATGCGCTGACAGGAAACCTATTTGACAATGGCAAAGGCTGGGATTTGGTTAATCTCGTGGTTAATCAGGTTAAAACCAACCTTGTGGCAATTAGCACTGTTATTAAACTTGTTATCAAGGGTATAGAGTATTTTGTAAAATCTATCAAAGATGCCATACTTGGGACAGAAGATGCTATCAAGATGTTGGGAGACTTTGGCTCTATCATTGACAGCACAAAAGAGAAGCTATCAAGTCTGCACAAAGAAAATACCGCGATACTTTCAGGAGATGAGAAAACACTACAAAACCTTAAAAACCAAAAGGAATTAGAAAACAAACTTATTGAAGCAAGAAAAAAAGGGCAGAGATATTTTGTTCATAACAATATTTGGAGGGATACAAACGCATTAGGTATGTCTACAAACAAGAGGGCAAACGAGTATGCTTATATAAATGGCGAACTCGTGCCAAGAAGTAGCATCAAGGTAGTAGCTCCACCAAAGGTAGGAGATAACAAAGCGAAGAAAAAGAAAAAAGCCAAAGGCAGAGTAAAGAAAGAAAAAACACAGGAGCAGTTAGACAAAGAAGCATTTGACAAGGCTCGTAAAGACTTGGATTTTGAGCATAACAAACTATTAGAGAAGTTCCGAAGACAGCGTGTAGAGGCTCAAAACGAACTTACAGGCTATGACCTTTTGGTAAAGGAAATAGAAATAGATGGCCTTGTCATCAAAGAAAAGGATACATACTACACCAAACTACTTGACCTCGCAAAGAAATACAAGCAGGAACAAAGGGAAATAGAGTCGCAAAAGTCCAAAGACCTATTCGATGAAAACGAAAGTCAGCAGGATAAGATGAGGCAACTCAACCAAGCCCTATTGGAGAAAAACCAAAAGGAAATAGAGTACATCAAACTTCTTGGTCAAGAAACTGCCGAATATAAGAAGCAGATGATAATGAACGACAAGAATATATCCTACAAGGATAAGCAGTATTTCTTGGAGTTATTAGAATACGACACCACCATAGCAGTCAATAAGAGAGAGAAAGAAAAACTGCAACTACTCAAAGAGCAGTTGGAAGCAAAAAGGGCGCTTCTACAAGAGCAAGGCAAAGACCTTAACGAGGATGAAAAAGTCCAACTCGCACAGACTGACTTACAGATAACACAGCTGGACACTTCCATAATGGAGAATGAGAAGAACAAAGCCAATAAGATGTTCTTGCGTATCGTGGAGGGATTGGAGCCACTGAAAAACTTGGTAGAGCAGAATTTAGCGGATTTAGGATTAGATGCCGTAAGTAAGCAGTTTTCTGACCTATACAGCAAGATATTACAGCAAGGCAAGGACTTCTCTATGTCTTTCGCTGACTATATGAACATGGCTACTGCGCTAATCAGTGACTTTGCAGGAAAAGCAATATCATCAGGCAAAGAGCGAACGATTGCTGAACTTGATGAGGAATTGGAACGCTCGAAGATGATAACCGAAACAGAACTTGGCTTCATTGATAAAAGACTTGATGCGCTTAATGGACTTTCTGAACTTACCGAGGAGCAGATAGCCGAGCGTAACGCCTTGGAAGATGAAGCCATGGTAATCAAGGAACAACAAGCGCAGAAAGAAAAGATGATACAGGCACAAAAGGCAAGAGCTGAACAAAGGGCGCAGGCACAACAGGCGCTGATGAACGGAGCATTAGGAGCAACGCAGTCTATCGCTCAACTTGGTGTTCCTGCTGGTCTCATTCCTGCTGGAATTGCTCTTGCATTCGGTGCGCTACAAGCAGGGCTGATTATGAGTAAAAACCCAGTGCCTCAATATTTTGTCGGAACGAAAAACGCACCACAAGGCTGGGCGTGGACAGATGAACGAGGCGCAGAAATCCATACCGACAAGCACGGAAACATTAAGGATTTGGGAAGTGACAAAGGTGCAAGGCTGAAATTCTTGGAGCAGGGAGACCGAATTTATACAGCATCGGAAACTCGCAAGATATTAGAGAATATCAAGACACCTGCGCTGGATGAGGTTCTACTATCCAATGGTATTGTTAAGAATATCCAAGTGCCGATGAATATCAACACACCAGCAATAGACTACGACAAGTTAGCGACTAAAATAGGCGAACAGCAAGACCGAGTGATGAGGAAGTATGATAAGACCAGCGTATTTGAATTAAACGGCTACATATACACCCAAAAAGGCGGACAAATACCAGTGGCAGTAAGTAGAGTAAAGAAAACTAAAAACATTGTTAAAATAAAGGGAAATGAAAGGGATTAAGAATATACAATATCAAAGCGGAATTGGACAGGTTTTCCGATTAGAAGTGCTGACAGGGAAATATGAGGGTATCCACGAAATACAAGAGCCTGACGGCTTTGACTCCTTGGATATTAGTATCGATGTAAACGAGGAATACTACAACATTGATAACTTTATTCTTGGCGAAACCTCCAAGATAAAGATACTGGAATACAACGACAAACGCACCTTTGACATTATCAAGGGCGTATATGATGAACAGGGAGGAGATGGGCAGATTATATTCAGGTGGTATGTTGTCCATAATGGCGTGGAGAAAGACATCTTGGGCACTGGCTTTGAAATTAACCTGAATAAATACCAGCTGAACTACGAAAGTAGCCAGCGAGTGATAGAGTGCGAAATCAAGAAGAGGGAAGCGCAGAATAAATTTTACACTCGTGAGGATACCACGATAAACCTTTTCGCCAAGAAGAATCTGGATGAAAACCCAATACAGCCGATAGGTAGCCGTGAAATCATCTTAAAAGCAGAGGAGGAAAAGATAAAAACCTCTTGGTGGATGAATGAATATGAAAAAGATGAGGATTGGTTTCAATTTAATGGTTGGATGAAGCATTATCATTCCGTTCAAAGATTGGTTAAATACCATATGCCTAAAAGACCATTTCCTGTATTTCGCCTTTCATCAGAAACAAGACAGATTGGACAATTTTATAATGAGTATGGGGGATGGTTTGAATTTGCCTTAGGCACATTGCCAAAACATAGGCATCTTCTATCCTTGTATAATGTTGTTTACAATACATATTACGATGTGCCTTTACTTACCACCAATTCAAATCTTGCTAATGTGACTTTATCTATTTCAAACATTCGGTTTAAAGCAAGGCAGGTGTGGGATTACGACATTTTTGACCCTCATAACCTTGCAGAATTAAGAGTAAAAAAGGCAGTTCCTTTAACTTTTCATTTGGTAGCAGAAATAGAGTACGGAGGTGGAGGAATAAACCAAAGGCACACGCTACACCTTGCATCATCCGAGCCGTTGGAAGGAACAGACTTTGGGCATATATACTTTGACAATAAAGAATTTGACCTTGGATATATTCCAGCAGGAAGCAAAGTGTGGGTATATCTGCACTTTCCAAATGGCATAGAATGGAGCCAGTTTTATTTTGATGAAACTCATGGCTCTATTACCATATCTTCCAGCATCGACAAGCTCGGCAGGAAGTCCAAGGTGGTAAGCCTTTTTGATACTATTGACAAAGTGGCAGAGAATTATTCCGATGGAAAAATTAGATTGGTTTCCAATATCCTTTCGGAGGGTGGCAAATATGCCAATCAATATGTAGCAACTGGCGCCTTTCTTCGTGGCGTGGCGAATATCTTTTTAGGCGAAGAGAAAATAAACACCTCGTTCAAGTCGCTATTCTACGAGGGCGCTGCGCCACTATTAGCCCTTGGTTTTGATGTTATAGAAAACCAACTGATAGTAGAGGATATAGACTACTTCTTTAAGGATGTTCAGGCTTACGACCTTACAGGTAAAGACTTTGTTCAGGAAAACCTGACCATAGAAAACGACAAAGATATAAGCTACAACAATCTGATATTTGGCACGAAGAAATATTCCACCAAGAAGAAAGGGGACATCTTCAACTTCAACACCAAAATGGAGTGTTCCACTCCGATAAAGTCCGTAAAGAAGAAACTTGACAAGACCACAGGTTTCATCATTGATGAATATAAAATCCAAGATTTATTGGATGATACCAACGACAACACCAACGACAATGATGATGATTTGGTATTGATAGACACCATTACAGGAAGTTATGTTGATACAGGTTCTTATCCTGATATTATACACTCGGATTCAGGAGGAGTGCTGACCCTTACAGCCTCAAAGTCGCCTTGGGATACCCTGCCTTTCAGAGTAGGAGATAAAATCAAAATTGTAGAGGGTCTGAATGTCGGAGAATATACTATCCTCGCTATCAAGTCCCACACGCTAACCCTTGACAAACGAGCAGGAATAGAACAGGGAACAATCCTTACCAAGATAGAGCATACGCTGACCGATGTGGTTAAGAACAGGAACGCCACGGCAACAGATGGCTTTATTTCAGCCGAGGGAGTAAAGAATAAAAGAACAGCCGTAAATCTTTATCACAATCCGAAATACCATATGAAAAGGTGGTTCCCTCTCTTCGGTGGTGGATTGTCCAAGAAACCCAACGGCGAGAATATCATCGTGACCAATTACAAGAACAACGGCAAGATAGAGGTAGAGCCTGACACGGATAAAATCCCATACCTACCAAAAGAGAAAGATATTTTAAATGAAAATATCAACCTTGAAAGGTTAAGGAGGTCCAGCCGTGTGCTGTTCGGAACGGAAAACATAGAGGTCACACTCACGAATGTAACCTTTGAAGAGTTTTACAATCTTTACAATCGCTGGCGAATAGGCGAAGATATCTACACAGGCGAGAAGATACCGAGCAGAGGGTATATAGATGTTTATATTAGTGGCGAAACTTACAGCATCTATCCATTCGGTACGGAAGCCCTGCAATATGATAAAGGCGCTAACGAACTAACCATAAAAGGGAAAATCAAAAACTCTAAATGGGGAAGAAAAATCTTTGATAAGACCTTTGACCAAACCTTTGAATAACAAAAAGCCCTGCCGATTGTGGCAGGGTTTATTAGCTAAATATAATATTTACATTGTCAATTTAAAATATTATAATTTGAAAGCTAATAACTCTTCCCCTAATTCATGCAGGGCATTTTCTATTTTTAATTTAGTTGTTTCTCTTGGTTCTCTTTTTCCCATAATATAATGGTGTAGTTGTTTTTGATTGATACCTGTAATTTTTTCTAGTGCTGACATTGTGAAAATATTGCTATAATATCTTAAAAAGCTTTTCGTATCATATTTATAAATAAAATTATAGTCTTTATCTTCAATATTTCCCAATTCTTTTTGAATTTCTATACAATCCAAAATACCTTGCTTTACTTCTTTTATTGTTGGTCCTGCTGCTGATACTCCTTCAAGGCTTTCAGCATAGGCGTCAATAAAATCTTTTGATGCTTCTACTCTAATTACTTCCATTTATTATCTATTTTCTTTTTATTGTTTTCTTTTTAAAAAATGGAGCCTTATTCAAGCCCCATTTCTTTTATAATTTTTTTTCGGAGCGATTCACCTATTTCTTTGCTTCCATGAAACGGAACAGGATAGGTTGCTTCCTCTTTTTGGTAGATATAGTGACTTCCTTTTGCTCTTTCAAAAACCCAACCACTTCTTTTAATCCACCGATGCAATTCAGAATACTTCATTATTCATAATATTTTAAATTGACATTGCAAAGATAACTATTCAGTTATCATTTTGCAAATATTTCTGCAACTTTTTTCAAAAAACTTTCCCCTAAAAGTTCCCCGTAAACTTCCCCTAACTTAAAACATAATCCCAAGGTATTCCTTTATTCCCCAAATGCAATACTCCGTTGCGTTCATGTAGTGGTCGTTTCTCTTGATAGGCTTCTCGGTCGGCTGCCCATTGATATACTCATATTCGTAATTCTGATATTCATTATCAAAGTCGCCATCATCTACATAGTATATTCGTGCTTGATTGATAAAGTCAAACCTTGCCTTATAGGTGGGTTTGGAAGTCGGCACGGCATTGATTGCGTAGAGCGTTCGTAAATCATTGGTTAGACTTATCTCGCTCCCTGGTTCCCTATCGGCACTATCTGCCCAAACAAAGGTTACATTTCCTATCGGAACACCTGCATATTTAAGATGCTCGCCAAGTGGTCCCTCCATTTGGTTCATCGGCTTGTAAAGTAAAGGTCTAATGTAGAAAGACTTGTCGCCGTCATACATCACTTCCACACAAGCCGTAGGATTAGCAAAACCATAGTCTAATCCATAGTATTTTCGGTAGCCGTGCTTTGCGACCTCGTTATATTGGTTGAGGCTGATTACTTTCCAATTCTTGTAAATCTTATTCGGTTTCTCGGACTTTTGCCCAAGACCATAAACAAGCCAATGATACTCCGAAGCAGAGCCTACATCTTCATTGTATCTGCACCTTTTGAGTTCTTTGATTTGTTTTGGCGTAAGGTTTAACGGATTAGCTTCTAAATCATAGGTTTTAGCGCTGTTTTCGTTGAGTAACTTGGAAGTTACAGCCTCGCAGAACTTTATCGGCTGATAAGACAATATCTGCATCCGTTGTTCAGGCAGAATAAACGGATTGTCCTTAAATGTAGAGTAACTCACATAGGTAGTTTCTTTCAGCTTCTCTTTCTCTATCCAGTGGTTTTGTTTCGGATTCCAGTCAAAGATGATCACCTTGGAACGCTGGGCAAGTTGCCGATATACTTCTTCCGAGAAGTTGTAAGGCTCGTTTATCCAGCAAATGGTCTGTGTCATCCCCATTGCTTCGTCTTCATCGTCTAAACCTGTAAATCGCAAGATATTACCATTGTTCCTGAAAGTCCAAGTGTGGTTGGTCTTGTTCTCTACGAGATACTGATAAAGGTTCTCCTCTTCAAGATAGGCGTCCAATTCCTCTATGGTTATTTCGCCCCTTTCAAATTGTTTCTTCCTTACCTGTGGATCTTTCAGCCACTCCCTCCAATCTTTCTCCACAATATCCCTGCAACTCTTCTGCGTATCCCTCAATACTGTTGCCGAGGAAATAGGATTATTTGCAAGGAAATTATACAGCACTTGGAAATTACTCCAAGTCTTGGAACTCCTTGAGCTTCCCTCCTCAATGATAAGCTTATATTTGTGCTGCCAAGTGTTGCCGTTGGGTATCTTTTCATTCAGCGCCCCCCACACTTCGGCAAACACTTTGGAAGCTTTGAATTTTATTTTTTTGTCCATATTTTCTAATTTAAAAAGCCCCACATTTCTGCGAGGCGATTAAAACTTAAAATTAATAAAATGAAAAATCACAAAAAACTTAATCTTCATCCTCTGGTAGGATTATTTCTACTTGGATAGATGATGGTATATTATTTATTTTGTCTCCTCCTGTTGTAAGGTCTTTCTTGTCTGTTAATCCCAAATCCCTTGCTATGATATTAGCATTAAAAAAACCTGTAACCGCTCCCTCAAACTTTTGACAATAGATAGTTTCCTCTATGCGTGTAATGACTTCGGAATAATTTTTATCTGGTTTTTCCTTTAAAGCATCTTTAAGGTCGTTAAAATACTTAGTATTAACGCCTAAATAAAGGCACAATCCATGTAGTGTGTAGGGTCTTGCTGTTGGTATCTTTACGAGAGTTCCTGCTAATGCACCACCCTTGACTACTTCAAATTTTTTGAAAGGATTATTGTCGCACCATTGAAAATATTCACACGCTGCTTCCCACAAAACTTCGGCAGTGTTGAATTTCTTATCCTTTCCGTGCTTCTTGCGTAACTTCCAAAATTGATTTCCTGTTGGTGCTGGCATTGTGTTTTATTTTTAATTTTCTTTCAAATGATTGTCTATTATAGTTTTTACCTCTTCAAAGTCGTAGCATACAGCCGTATTCCAATTATTCTCTTTCAGTTGAACCAATACCTCTAACTGGTTTTTAGTTGGTTTATTTGGCTTTATTTTAAGTTCTATTGCCAAGCCTGAATAAGTCTTGTTCGGCTGGAATATGAGTATATCAGGCATTCCTGCT